GCCGAGCATTTCCCAACGCTTGCTCTTATCCCAATGCGTGCGGTTGACCGTGCTGTTGTAGTCGGCAGGCAGGTCGTATTTGACCTTTTGGAATATCAACTGCCCGTCAATTTGCGCTTCGGTAGGGGCGTAGTTCAGCGTAAGGCTAGTGTTGCCCGTTACAGCGGTGACGTAAGTGGCATTGGGGATGCCAACGCCCTGCACCTGATACGTCGTGTCTAGTCCCACGGTAGAGGGAATACCGGTCACGGTATACGACGTTGTTGACCACGTTCCGGTGGTCGTAATCGCCTCGGTGTAAAACGTGTGCTGTTTGGTCAGTTCTCGCCAATCAGCACGACGGAGCAATTCATAGCCGCAAGCGTTCATCAACGCGAGTAACTGGATAACGTCCTGACTGGCGTTACCTGCGACCGTGGAAGGAGTCGGAATACCCAACTCGTTTGTGCATTGCTGCACTAATTGCACCATCGTGCTGCCCATACTATGCCTCCGCTAATTCTTTAGGCGGTCGTCCACGACGCTTGGGGGCGTCCTCCAACAACTGCGCCATCTGTGCTTGCAAGGCGGCCAGTTGCTTCTTGGTATCTTCCAACTCTGCACTTGCGTCCGAGCGGTTTTTGCGGTTGAGGTACTGGCGGGCGCGTTCACGCAAACCCACGCCACCCATGCCAACACGCTGCAACTGCCCGTCTGACGCCAGCGCCAACTGTTCTACGGTGACAAACTTGAGGATTGCCAACTCGGCAATCTGGTCACGGTTGATTTCCTCGGGAGCATCTTTATGCCAATGCGACAGCGGGGTGCCGATCTGCTCTGCGGCGCTCTCGCCCTGCTGCATTTGGTAATACAGCCATTGGCGCGGGAAACGCTCTTTGTGGTCGTCACGGCAGGGCTGGTCAATGATGTTGGTCTTGTCGCCCGGTGCCATGATACGCACGTAAGTTTTGCCCTCGTTTGCGCCAGAGTCCTTGGTGTAGAACTCAACGTGCAGTTGGGCGTCGGCATTGTTTACATCGCTGTCTAGCATTGTCCTTGCTCCTGTGGGGATTACAGGTTGTTGACCTGTGTAATGGTACAAATGACTGAAGGAATTGCAGGCCATACGCTTGTGGCGCTGGCTGCAAGAATTCTAACGCTTGTGTCATCAACTGCCCACATCAACTCAACGTAGTGGGTCGGTTCAAGTTGGATGATGAAATTCCATGCTGCAACGGTACGCGCAGCGGTGCCTTGGATGGCAACCGTACTTGCTGTATTTGGCACATTAGTGCCGTTTTTACGCAGCCAAATGTAGACGTTACCTGCGCCGCCCGAGGTTTTATCTAACTGCGCCGAAAACTGGACGTTATAGACGCCTTGATTTGCCACAACAATGCGGGAAGTGGGCGATCCGATAGACACGCCATTGCTGCTATCGGTGGTATTAAACGTCATGCCATAGGCGGTATTGATAGATGCTGCCGCTTGTAAAGACGTATCTGAAAAAGAACCGTAATGCAGAATAGGGACTGCTCGCCCAAACCCCTGCAATTCTTCCCAAACCGTGTTGCTAACGGCAAAGAACAAAGCCGAGCAGCCCGTGTTGATTAGTCCAGAACCTACGCTGTTGATGCTGCTGTTGGCGTCGTACGGGTACACCAACAACGGATTTGCTCCGCCGTTACGCACAATGATGGTTTCGCCCATTTCGGTCGGGGGCAATCTAACGCCCGCGCCTGCGGCTACCGTTGTGACGTTGTTATAGACGTAGGTGATGGCTGTGGCATTACCGGCTGACGTACCAGCAGCCGTTACCGAGGCATTGCCATCACCACAAATGGATACTGTGGATAACTGCGAGATACCAGAGCCAAGTACGCGGGACGGGATCGGCATTACGCCGCCCTCGGTTCGGCACGCATACGCATGATTTCTGCAATCAGCCCCGGCCCTTTTACCTCCAAGTTAACGTCAGGCATAACGTCAAACAGTTTTTGAAACTCGTTAGCCTGCTGCGCCATCGCAAGGTTGCAGTTGAACTTCTTGCCTGTCGGGCCGCCTACCCAAATATCAATGGAGGGGCCGGTTGTTGCACCTGTGAAACGCTTAACACCGTCTGCACGGTTGCATGAGTCGTAGCCGTACAGCGTGAAAGTTCGGTAACCAAGGATGTAGCCAATGTTGATGGCGCGTAGCCCCGATGTGGTGCCACCGCCAATGGCGAGTTTGCCCGGCCCCATCGCCTGCATTTCTGCGCCTTCTGCCCATGAGTGCCACAGCATGATCTTGCGACCCTGCAAGTAGTCAAACGTGGAGGGCGGGCAGCGCGAGGCTGGCATATACACGGTGTGGTCGTTAAGTCGCTGGATGCCGTCTGTGCGGTCGCGCGGGTCAAGGTTGACCCACATATCAGGCTCAACGCCATTTTCCACCAAGAAATCGTGTGCGGCCTTTATAGCCACAATCGGACGCCCTTTTGCGCGGTGCGCCCGTATTTCGTCAATGTAATCCGGCATAGACCACCCGCTCGCCACCAACACCATGTGTCCATCGTGTGTGGTGGGAGCGAGGGCCAGTTCTGGTAGACCACGGGCAAGCGCGGAACGGATGTTGGAACAGAGTTCTTCTTCCGTGCCTGCCGCTTGTACCGTGATCTCCAGAGGTTGCATGGTTAGAACCCAACCACGCCGGTCGCCACGTGCGGATAGCCAGCCACGCAAGTCAGCGCGGTAGCACCCGAGGCGGTGGTGACGGCAACGATGCCTTCAACCAAACCGCCGGTCACGGTGGCGTCGTCAAGCACGCCAGCGGTAGCCGTCGTAAAGAGCGGCACAGCCGGGAGACATGACGCCGCAAGGTTCACAACGGGCTTGCCGCCCAACTGCACCCAGCCGTAGTAGGCCGAGGCAATGGACACCTGCGCAAAACCAACCGCCTTTGAATTGGCAGCGTTGGTCGTGGTCAGAGGCACAACCGTTTCGTCTACTCGGAGGGAAACCGCCGAGTAAGCAGGAACGGTAGAAGCAGCCTGCACATAGACAGCCTGACCGCCATCGTCAAGGTTGACGGTGGTGCCGACGTTAAACGACGGCGAGGTGTCCGTGTAACCGAGCGAAACGCCAATGAGATTGCTAGTAGAAATTGCCATTGTCGTTTACTCCTTAAGCAATCAACACGCCTTGGAACTGGCTGCCCGAGCAGGTGAGGTTACCGGCCCAGCCAATCAGTTTAACAATGGCGTCTTGGTTGACGGCCTGACGCTCGCCACCGATCGGAACAAAGTTGCGATCTTTGTGGGGGCGGAACATCAGGTACTTGGTGTTGAGGAACCACATATGGTTCGCATTGCCCGAGCCGCTGTTGTACGTGCTGGAACCGATACCACCGTCCAACACAACGTCGGACGCCATACCGGCACCGTAGTATTTCAACGACGCGAAACCCGCGCCCGCCATGCCCGAACCACTCTCCGTAATACGCTGGATCGCCTGTAGCGACTGCAAGTAGAAACGGTAGTAGTTGTTGTCGGCCACGATCAGGTCAGGCTTGTCGGTTCCACGAACCAACTGCACAGCGAGGGCGTCCATGTAGCCCTGAATCGTCGTGCTGGAGACAGCGCCCGCACCACCGCCATCAGCGGCAGCCGAGAACTTCTTGCTCTGCCAGAACGACCACACAGCGCGGTTGATGCCACCGTAGGTGCCCACAGTCGGGTCATCCGGCACAGCAGCAGCAAGACCCGTGAGGTTCTTACCCGCGTTGCCGGTGCCGTCGCCGTACAGGTCACCGCTAATGCGGTTAGCCAACTGCGCTTCGGCCACTTCCATGCGACCGTCAAGAAGGTCAATGATGGCCTCCTTGCCCGAGTTCTGGATCATTTCCAGACCCGAAATGGTCACAGCAGAAGCGTACTGCGTGATGGAGAACTGCGCCGATGAAATCGGGCTGTTCTGTCCAACATTCAGCACTTCGTAGCCGCTGTACGAGTTGGTGTTGTTCGTGGTCGGATCGGTGTACATCAATTCCTGAAGGATGACGTTACCGCCCGAGAACGTCTTGACGTTCCCACGTTCCTTAAGACGACGCAACAACGCATTGTTGTTGGTCACGTTATCAGCCAACTCACCGCTACGGCTCTGGATTGTGGTAGCAATGATGTCGCTGATACTTGAGTTGGCAAATGCCATTTGATTGCTCCTATATCAGTTAATTACAAACGCGACTCTGTTTCGGAGAAAGCCTCCTCCAAGAGTGCGCGACGGTTTGCTGCCTTGGGAGCCGTGTTTGCGCCGGGTGTGGCACTTCTGACACTCACCGCTGCTGCACGGGCGGCTTTCGCTGCCCGGTTGTACTCTTTGGCCTGTTTGGCAGACGCTTCAGCCTGTTGGGCTTTGTTAATCTGGTCAAACAAGTCAGGGTTTAAGCGGATCGCTTTTTCGTAAGCATCTTCCAACGTCTCGGCCATCCCACTCTGTAGGAGTTGGATCATGGTCGGTCGTGCTTCCTCAAAATGATCAGCCTTGAGTGAAAACTGGTTAATTTCGCCTAACAACTGCTGGTTTTGCTGCATTTCCTGCTGCTGTTTCCAGCCCATGACTTCGCCACGGACGTTGTTGAGTTCGTTCTGCAACTGCCACACCAGCGGATCAACGCTGTTTTGCGGGGCAGCCTGTGGGTTTGCGCCCATTGCGCCAAGATTGATGCCGTATGACTGCGCCAACTGCGCAAACAACTGCATTTTCTGCTGCGGCGGTGCGGTACGCAACGTGTAGTCGGCCTGCATCAACGCAGACACGGCCTTTTCGGGCGTCAGCCCCATGCCTTGAATGGTCGGCAGGTACGGCTCAATGGCTTCCTGCATCGTGTCGGCAAACTGTGCCTTGGCAAGCAGCGGCTCCACGCCAGCACGCATCTGTTCTTCGCGCTGCCATGCGTATTCCTGCATCTTGGGGTCGGCTTTCTGCCAAACGTCGTGGAAGTCCTTTCTCCACGATGCTGGTGGACGACGCCATACAGGCGGTTCTGCTTCTTGCGCGGGTTCGGCACGTTCTGCGGTGCGTGGGGCAAAGCGCCCTTGTTCGTCACGACCGATTGCAGCCTCTATCGGCTCGCCTTTTTCGGCAGCCTCAAAGCCTTGCTCCAACATTGCACGCCGGTCATCTACCGGTTCTTCGCGTGCGGCTTCCATTGCGGGGTTGTTCTCGTCCATATCTATCCTCTCCTGTGGGGATTGGTGAAATTGGCGTGTTCCCGCAATTTGCGAATGATGGCGTCGGCTTGGGCGTTGGTGAGGCGATTGTTGACCTCATACTTCAAACGCTCAAGGCGGCTTTCATCCACCGTTGGCTTGGCAATGTGCTTGGCGGGGTCGTCGTTGCCTACCTCAATGCAGTTGTTCGCTTTAAGGTGGCGTCGGTGTTCGGATCGGCTAGTGACCATCTTGCCGTCAATCATGGACTTGTAAGGCACAATGTCTGGCATTACATAGTGATAGCGGCCTTTGGAGTCCTTCTTGCGCTCCACAAACTCGCCGTCAACTAAAACATAAGTGCGTTTCATTGGTTTAGCGGGGCAGGTGTTGCTTTGTTCATCTGCGCGATGATTAGACGCGTCTGGGCGTCCATGTCAGCCTTGTACTTGGCGGCAGCCTGATCACTCTGTAGCCGCATGGCTTCCAACTGCGCCTCAAACTGCTGCTTTTGCTGTTCCATCTGAATCTTGGTCTGGTTCTTCAGTTGCTCCATCTGCATCTGCTGCTGGAGTTTGGCCTGCTGTAGCGCCGACTCCATCTGCATACGGCTCTGCTCAACCTGACCCTTTTGCTGCAACTCGGCCTGCTTGCCTTGCGCCTGTGCGTCAGGCTGCTGCTGTTGGGCGGCCTGTTGGAGTTGCTGCAACGTGGCGTCAATCTGACCCTCAATCGGGCGTGCAGCCTTAAACGCCTGCATACCAAAGCGCAACAGTTCCATCATCATCGGAACCATCTGCGGGCTGGCCTGACCGACCGGCAGCGCTTGGGCAAGGAACCCACCGAACGCCTGCAAGAACTGCATACGATCTTGCTTGTTCTGGTTTTCGTCCAACATCACAAGGCTGTCGGCGGCAATGTCCACGCGGAAATTACGCAGCGGCTTATCGCGCATCAACTCCAATGCCTGCGGGATCAACTGTTGATCCGCTGGCGTCATCTGCTGGGCCGCAGCGTAGGCGAGAATGGTTTCTGGCTGGTACTTGGAACACATCACCTGCGCTTTCAGTCGGATGATTTCTGACGCAAACAGCGCCACATCCTCTTGCAGCGCACGCAGTCTCAATCCTGCGTACTGGCCTTTGATTTGCTGCGCGGTGGCCGTTTCCGAGGCTGCCGAGACGCCCCGGATGATGTCGGCAATGCCCGTGATTTCGTAGATTTGGCTCTTAATATCTTCTCGGGCGCGGTAGCAGTTGAGGAGGGCGTTGGCGAGCGTGTCCAGCGGGAGTAAGTCAATGCTGCCTTTAAGGCCGCCTTTCTCGCTGAAAGCCATCCACTTATCAACTGGTATAAGTGCATTGTTGTCGCCCTCCGTCAGTAGGCGTTGCAGCGCAGGCTGGCTGGCGTCGTACACGCCACGCACACGCAGCGCCTTAACCAAGCCATCAATGCGGTCGGACAAAATGTCCAACTCCATCGCCTGGTCTTGATAGAGAACGAAGTCAGGAACCGGAACCAGGGTGTCGCTCGTAATCGTGGCATACAGCGGTTTCGGACACGGGAAAAAGCCCTCGAGGTTTAGCGGGTCGTCGCGCACATCAATGATCTGCGGCATACCCTTGCAGAACCAATAGACGCGCTGCGTTTCCTTGTCCCAAAGTTCACAAATCTTTGCACGGTTGTACGTGCGTTTGGACTCGTTGTAAGCGTTTAGCGGCTCTGGGCCTTGGTCTAGCGGTATCTTCCGCGCCATTTCCTCGCCAAACCGCTCTGCCAGCGCTTCACGGGTCATGAACACCCAGCGCCATACGCAGGTGACTTCTTCCCATGTGCGAGCCTGTGAGTGCCCAAAATCGCGCCAATGGACGTAATCCACCGGGGCAACTTCGTACTCAATCTTTTCCATCGGGGGCGGTGCGCCCTCGCCCTGCTCAATGTTGCTGGTGATGAGCAAACCATCGTCGTCTAGTCCGATGGGGGCTGTGTGCGGTTCATAACGCACCCATGCCGTGCCACGGCCACCGAGAAACCGATCTTCCACGCAATAGTTCATGGATGATCGGAAGTCAGGGTAATGCTCTACCTCAAAGTCCAGCGCCCTCTCAAGAAGTTGCGAAGCGACACGCCCAACGGGGTCGTTGTCGCCAAAGCGGCGGCTTATGTCAGCCTTCGGGAGTTTGGCGTACACGGCAGGCTTGAGCGTCTGTACGTTACTCCAAAGGATGTTGAACTTGGCCGACTCGGTGAGCGTTTGCCCACGGGTGTCGTCCCGATACCGCTTAATGATCTTTTTTGTGCGAGCCGTCCACTTGGCGAACTCGTTGTCGTACTGCCCAATGATGCGCAGGTACTTGTCCAGTTCGGGCTGCACCATCTGTTCCATTACTTTTTTCCCTCATTGCGGGCGCTAATGGCGCGTGCCTTGGCTTTCGCCTCTGCCTTGCTGCCTGCACCCCAAGCCTTTAAGGCGAGTGCAAGGCGCGTGGGTTCGCCGTCTTTCTTCATCGGGCCAGCCATATTGCCCATACGGGCGAGGAAACTAGCGCGGCGCGGGTTGTCGCCTGCTTTTACAGGAGGCTTCAACGTGCCGCCCGTCTCGGCTTTGTAAGAGGCGCGGCCAGCGGCGTTTAGGCCACCCTTGGGGTTTTTGCCCTCTTTACGCTGCCACGCTGCGCTCACTTGTTTTCCTTCTTGGCCGTTTTGGCTGATTCGCGGAACGCCTTTGCAGTTGG